CTCTCGACCAGTCAAACGCCGTCAAGGCCGAACTTCAGGGGGCACTCGTCGCCCTGTCCAGCAAACTCGGACGTATCGAGGGTCTTTTGGAGCGGCTGACGCAGGAGCCTCGCAAGTGACCGTGATAGCGTTACTTATCGCACTCGTCACACCCGCCAAGTGGTACCGTTGGCAGTTGCCCGTCAACACGGGCGACACCTGCTGGTCCGCTCATCTGGTCAGGCTGCATGAGTGTGCGGTTCAACACCCGGACGCAACTAGCATCCAGCGGGCGGTCTGTGAGGCATCATCGCGGGGGCAGTACACGGCTTGCATCGAGGGCATTCCATGAGCGACACGAACAACACCCAACCACTCGACCACTGGTCTAGCGACGATCTGGAGGCCGACGCGGACGCAGGCCCCAAGCAACAGGCACCACATGCCGCACAAGAATGGAGTTCTTGTACGCAGGCAAAATCGGATTTTCAAGCGGAACCGCCGACTACAAGCGTAGTTCCTACAGTTTCCGGGGGTCAGGGGCAAGATTCCGGCATTCTGGCAGATCCGGGGCACGCGGCTCAGGATGCGAAACTGGTACGCCGGGCGATCCGCAACGGGTGGAACGTGCCTGATTCCGCCAAGCCCCGCATCGTCGGTCGGCTCGTCACCATCGTTGACCAGTCGCCGGATGACGGGGACGCGATCAAGGCCGCGAGCGTTCTGCGGTCGATGGACGCACAGGACCAGGATCTTGCGATCAAGGAACACGAACTGGAACGCATCGACTCCGGGAAGGCGACGCAGGCGGTGCAGTTGTACGGGCGTGAGGCCCCAATCGACGCGGTATGACGCATGGCGACACCCAAGCACAAGCCCGCAGCCTACAACCCGTACGGGGCCGTGCGTGAGGTGTGGCTGTCGCGTGCCCCGGAGGTGCTGATACCTGGCGGGGCAGGAACGGGCAAGACCCGTGGTGTGCTGGAGAAACTGCACCTGTTCCTGCTGAAGTACCCCGGCACCCGTGGCCTGATCGTCCGCAAGACCCGTGCAAGCATGACGGAATCCGTGCTGGTCACGTACGAATCCCACGTGGCTCTGGCTGGCGTGACGGTCGGCACCAACCTACGCCGGACCCGTTCGGCCTACGAGTACAGCAACGGCAGTACGCTGGTGGTTGGCGGCATGGACAACGCCGACCGCATCATGTCCACGGAATACGACATCATCGCGGTATTCGAAGCCACCGAACTGAGCGAGGATGATCTGGAGAAACTGACGACCCGCCTCCGCAACGGGCGGGGGCCGTACCACCAGCTCATAGCGGACTGCAACCCTGCGGCCCCGTCACACTGGCTGAAACGCCGGGCGGATCGTGGGGCTATGGCCGTGTTTCATTCGACCCACAAGGACAACCCCCGCCTATGGAACGGCACCGCATGGACACCCGAGGGGCAGCGGTATCTCGCGTCGCTGGGAAGCCTGACCGGCCACCGCCGAGCCCGCCTGCTGGACGGCAAATGGGCCGCGTCCGAGGGTTTGGTCTACCCCGAGTTTGACGCGTCGGTACACGTGCTGGACCGCATGCCCGAGGGTTGGGAATCGTGGCGCCGCATCAGGTCCATGGACTTCGGCTTCGTCCATCCCTTCGTGTGCCAATGGTGGGCAATCGACGGGGACGGGCGGATGTACTTGTACCGTGAGGTCTACCGGGCCAAACGGACCACCGACGAGCATGCCAGCCAGATCAACGAACTGTCGAAGGGGGAACGCTATGACGCGACCGTTACCGACCACGACCCCGACGTACGCGGCATCCTCGCCAAAGCCGGAATCCAAAGCGTGCTTGCTGAGAAGAACCACGGGGCAGGCCGCGATGCGGTCCACGCTCGTCTGCGTGTACAGGGTGACGGCAAACCGAGGCTATTCGTCCTCGCTGGTTGTACGCATGAAGTAGACGGCGACCTGTACGAACGCAAGCGGCCGACTAGCACGCTGGCCGAGTTTGACAGCTACGTATACCCACCAGGCCGCGACGGGAAAGCCGAGAAGGAAGAACCCGTCAAAGAGTGCGACGACGGCATGGACGCGATGCGTTACGCGGTGATGTGGCTGGACTCTCCGAACAAGGGCTACGGGGCGTGGTCTGGTGGATCTGCGAAAGAACCGGAGCCGTCCGCTAAGGTGCCAACGATGGATCGTGATACACTTGCCCGACGCGACCTCGTACACAGGATGTTTGCATGACGGCCAAGAAACCCACGATCAAGCAGCAAGGCCAACCCGCAATGCGTGGCGTGAAGGCCGTTGAGCCGTACGACGACCGCCCGTTGAACGCCGGGTGGGTGTCCGCGTCTGTGATTCAAGGCGAGGACGCATCGAGCCGCTACAACAACAACACGGGCCGCGACTTCGAGTTGGTCGCACGGGCCCGACTTGGTACGCCTGCTCATGCGTGTGGAATCCTTGCCAACGTGTGCAGCTCGCAGACGCTGCGGCTCTATCGCCGTGCGGCCCGTGGTGCCAAGCGGTACGCCTCGCGTGCTGTGACCGACCGCAAGACGCTGAAGTATCTTCGCGGCGACGGCGAGGTACGCCCGACCGCGTGCAAGGGAGCGAACTACGCCAGCAAGGCGGGCGACGGCATCGAGGAAGTGCTGGATAGCCCGATCCTGTCGGTGCTTCAGAACCCGGACCCCGTGTATTGCGGGCAGTTGTGGATGAAGTTGCTCTGGTGGCAGCGTGAGGCGTGCGGGCGTTCGTACATCTGGGCGGGCGACCGCGTGGGCGGCATCCCGACGAGTCTGTACCTGCTGCCGAGTGCGTACACGTGGCCCGTCAAGTCACGCACCGGGCTCATCTCTGAGTTCATCTACGCCCGTAATCGCTCGGACATGTTCCACGCATCGACCGACGATGTGGTGTACATCCGGTCCATGCCCGATCCGTTCGACCCGGTGGGTGCGTTGTCGTGGCTCCAGAGCGTGACCGCCGAGGCCGACATGGAAGCGGCGGCACTGACCGCAGAAGTCGCACGATGGAACAACGGTGGGCATCCCGGCATGGTCTTCAAGGCTGGGGCACAGAACGACAATACCCAGATGATGCAGATGCGGTCGGCACTGGAGAACCAGATTCGCGGCGTAGGCAAGGCGGGGAACTTCCTGCTGTTGCGTGACACGGAACTGGTGCAGTACGCCACCAAGCCCCATGAGATGCAGTACATTCAGGGCATGGAGGCGACACAGAAGCGGATCTACGACGCGGCGGGAATCCCCGAACCGATCTATCGCCTCAACTCTGCGAACCTCGCGAGTGCGACCGTGGCCGATGCGATGTTTGCGAAGTTGTCCATCGCCCCGCGTCTGGCGACAATGGCGAGCGAGTTGACCGAGGGCCTGCTGCCGCTGTTTGGCGTTGAGCCTGGCGAAATGTGGTTCAGCTACGACAACCCCGTGCGGGACGATGTGGTACTGCTCGCGGCGGAACTGCGTGCGGCTGAGTTGCAGGGCATCATCTACCCCAACGAGTACCGGCACATTCTCGACCTTGAAGCCCTGCCGGATGAAATGAACGTGCTTCGGTTCCGCCAGACCGAGGCACCGCCCCCGATGTTCGACCCGTTCAGCGTGCCAGCGAAGGTGTCGCCCGCTGCCGAAGCGGAGATGGAAGACGACACGGAAGAAAACGCACCAGACGAGGAAGACGATGCCGAAGGAAACACAGACGACACCGTAACCAAGTCCGTAACGACCAAGGCCGACTCCTACGAACCCACCGACAGCATGGCCGAGGAAGCACAGCGGGGGCTCGATTGGCGGGAGGAGTTTGGACGCGGCGGTACTGAGATTGGCGTAGCCCGTGCCCGTGACATCAGCAACAAACGCGGCCTGTCGCTGGACACCGTGTACCGCATGGCATCGTACTTCGCCCGTCACGAGGTGGACAAGCAGGGGCAGGGCTGGTCGCCGGATCAGGACGGATACCCGTCTGCCGGTCGCATCGCATGGGCCTTGTGGGGCGGCGATCCGGGGCGTACGTGGGCTGAGAAGATCGTCAAGCAGGTTGAAAGCGATGATGACACCGATCCGAGCCCGTCCGGCGGAAAGTCCGTTGGCTCGTCAGTTGGAGCGTGCGAATGCGTATCTTGCGGCAAGGGAGGGAGTGCGGTTCTCAAGTCTGCCAATGACACCGCAGCGGCTGGTGGCGATCATGGATCAGCGGACGTTCGAACGGATGGTCACGGACGGGACGGCATCGAACTGAAGGCGATGGGCGAATGGGACGAAGACGCGAACGTGCCCAAGTCAACGGTGCGGATCTTCAACGAGTTTGCGAACAAGATGAACACGTGGTATATGACCGTCATTCCGTCGATGGTGAATGACACCGCAGGCGTGGACCCGCCGACCGTCAAGCAGATGCAGGACTTCACGAACATCACGGATGACTTCATCGCCAAGACTTTGCAGAACGGGGCGGCGGTCGGTATCGCACAGATCCCCGGTGCAACGGCGGACACGTTCAACACGGCCAATGAACCGGCCATGCAGTACATCCGCGACCGTGGACTCGAGTTGGCTATCAGCGTGCCCGAAACGCTGGTCGGCACCGTGCAGGCCGCAATCGAGAAGGAACTGGCGGACGGCACCAGCACGGGCCAGATGCGGGACGCGATTGCGAAGGCGGCACCAGAACTGAGCGGCTATCAGGCCGAACGCATCGCCCGCACGGAAACCACGAACGCCTTCAACCAAGGGGCGTTGCAATCGTGGAAAGAGGCGGGCGTGCAGGGCAAGCGATGGATTCTGGCGGGCGGTCCATGCCCCGAATGCGAAGGGCTCGCGGCGAAGTACCCCGGACCGATTCCGATTGACGACCTGTTCGAATACGGCGGGGTCGCGGTAGAGCATCCCGTACTGCACCCGAACTGCCGCTGTAGCTACGTCCCTGTTTTGGAGATGCCCAATGAGTAACGAAAACCCCATCATCCACAAGATCCGCCGCCGTGCGGCTGACTTCCGGTCGATGAGCGATCCGGCCAACCCCATCGGCCTGCTGTCGGCCCCGTGGGGGGCACACCGCAAGAGCCTGATTCGCAAGGCGGACGTTGCCAACGGGCGACCACTCGAGATTGTGGCGTACGCCAATACGTCGGCGGTCGATCTGGAGCGGGAGGTAGTGGTGCCGAGCGGCGGCGATGTGCGTTCGTACCTGACGACGAACGGCAATCTGTTCGTGGATCACCAGTACGACATGGAACACGTGGTAGCCAAGTGCCTTCGCATGGCGTTGGACCCTACCGGCTGGCTCTGCACCGGGCAGTTCTTCCGTGGGTTCGAGACGGAGTACACCAAGGCATGCCTGGCGTTGGCAATGGCCGGGACGCTGGCAATGTCCATCGGGTTCGAGGCTCTGGATTGGGGCGACCCGTCGCAAGAGGAACAGCGGCTGTATCCGGGCATCGAGAGCATCGTTCGCCGGTGGAAGGCTCTGGAGGTGTCGTACACGGCCCTGCCGATGAACGTGACCTGCCGCCAAGTATCGACGAACCTCGCGGCTGCGGAAGTGGTAGCCGAGAAGTCACGCAAAGCCCTGATCGACGCTCACGTTTCCGCCGATGTGGTCAAGCGGTTCGGAATCAAGCCCAAGCGGATTCTGATCCTGACCTGATAACGTGGGTACAATGTGGGGCATTGTCTCCTCCCCGGCACGTTGAGAAACACGCTCACATGCCGGGTTCAACCGAATAGACCCTGCGACTCGCAGAGACTCGGGAACGCTCGCCGCGTCGGCCACCGTTCACCCACTCTC